CGTCGTTCAAGTCGGCGTCCACCAGGTCCGCCAGGTCGATGATGGGATCACTCATCGTTTCGGATGCACGCGCAAGAGCGTGCGGCCGATGTCACAAAGGCGGTAAGGCATTGCGCCCTGGGGTGCCATGACCTCGAAGACGGAGCCGTCTTCTTCGATCTGGTCGCCCCGCTCAGGCAGCGCCTGCACGCCGCCCAGCACCAGGTCGGTGGCGAGAAACAAGAAATCGCGGGACTGATACTGCTCGACGAGTTCCACCGAATCGGTGACTTCGTAACTGGTCAGGCCGGGATAGGCGGTGATCTGGCACGCCTCCGCGCCGCGCCGGTAAACGCAGGGCTTACCGGCGGCGGCCAGGAGACTTGCGGCGAGCGCTTGGGCTGCGCCGCTGATCACGAGAGGACCTCAAGCGTCATGCTCTTGGTCGAAGAGTTGCCGGTATCGTCGCCGGTCGCCTTGGCCCGGACATAGCGCTCCGTGGTCGTTGGCAGAGCGAAGCGGAATTCGACCGCAGCCGCGCCAGCGCCACCGGCACCGACTTGGGTGCCGAGCGTCATGGCGACGGTCGGAGAGCCAAAGTTGGAATCCGTGTCGGTCTCGACGGTGTAGGTCAAAACCTTGTCGTTGGGCTGCTCACTGGTGGTGAGCGCCGGAATGCTGAGTTGGAATTCAACCGGGGCGACGAAATCGCCGAAGGTTGAATGTCCCAGGTCGATGCCGGGCGTCGAGGTATTGGCCGCGCCGTTAGGCAGCGCCGCGGTCACCGTCAGCAGGGCATCTTTCAGATTGCGGTTATTGGGCATATACGTTCCTTTACAGGCTCAGGGACTCGGTGTTGGACAGGGCGTCGGTCACTTCGATGCGAACGCCGAACGCCTGGCTGGGAATCGGGGCGGGAGTACCGTCGGCGTTGTACGGCGTGCGGCTGGCGCGAAGCTGTTCGAGCGAACGCCGCGTCATAAACAGCACGTCGGGCACGACGCCGACCGGGAACTTGGCCAGAAGCTGCGCGATCAGGCTGTCGGTCAGTCCCTTGCCGCTGTCGGCGGTCAACTTCTTGATGCGTGCTACGCTGAACACGCTGCCGACTTGCAGGCCCGGACGGGCGAGAATCTCTTGGACGTAGGCCGTGTAGGGCTTGCTGTTGCCGTCCAGGACGCTCTCCTCGCGGACATCCGAGAGATCGAGCGAGCCCGAGTTGCCGTACAGCCAGGCCACGTCCTTCGGACCGAATTTCACGGCCCAGACGCTCGATCCCGTGCTGGCCGTGGTGCCGGTGGCGTCCACGACCATGTTCGTCGAGTCATACGCCGAGATCAGGCCGGCGAAGCCCTTGGGATCGTTGGCCGTGCCGTAATAGAACTGGCTGGCCAGCTTCTGGAAGGCGGCCTTCATCATGCCGTCCGCTTCCAGGGCGATCCACGCTTCGGCTCCGTCTTCGTGGCTGTCGGCGACAGCCTTGTCGCACACCCAGCGCGGATTAAGCAGGTAGGTTTCGTAGAGCCGGTTCTCGTAAACGCCCTTTGCGGCGTCCACGCCTTCATTGGCATAACGAAAGCCGACGGCCGGCAAGCCGGTCCGAACGAGCGTTTTGTAATTCAGGCCCTGGATCGTCCGGGCGAACCCGAGCGAAATCTCGGGCGTGTACTTGATGGTCTCATCCACGAGACCGACTACTGCATCGCTGCCATTGGCTTTCGCGATGTCCAGCAGAGTGGGCATACCCATGTAGAAAACTTCCTTGTTGAATGGGGTGATTCACGCGCAGCGTGCGGCGTGAAAGGCGGGCAGCAGACCCGCGAGAGAGAAGGGGCGCGCTACTTGGCGCGCTTGATACCGGCGGCGAAGCGAGCCAGGCTCGGGCTACCGACCTTGAAAGTCAGGTCTTGCACGGCGCGCTCCTCGGACGTCGGCTCGGCCTGAAACGACACGGGCGAGGTCTCGCCGCGCTGGGCCGACAGTTGCTTGCGCAGTTCGTCGTTGGCCTGCTTCAGAGCATCTACTTCGGACTTGATCGCCGACAGATAGAGGGCTTGCGCTTCCGCGAACGATTTGCCTTCCGCGAACCATACGCCCCCTTGGACGCCGAATGCCGTCAGGAAATGCTTGCCCGTGGATTGGGCGCGTTGCTTCCGCTTCTGTTCTTCGGGTTGCTCGTCGGGACAGTGGCAGTCGTCTTCGCCCTCGGGGCAATCGCAGTCCGGTTCTTCGTGCTCTTCGTCATCATCTTCCGGGGCGTCGGTTTCCAGTTCCGGCTTCTCTTCGTCGTCCGGCTGCTCGTGTTTGTTCTTTGCCATTGGGCACTCCTGTGATGTGGGCACAACCGACAGGCCGTGCCGATTCAAGAAACGTCTGATAAATGCTTGGACGCGATCGGCATCAAGGCCGAACTGCGTCTCGGTGGGTTTTTCGTTGGACAAGCCCAGGCTGTAGGCGAGCAGGGCTTCGGCGTCGGACGCGATATGCGGGCGATGGAACAGCCCGCTGGTCGCGGCCGGATCGTCTACCAGGTCCACGGCTCGCAGTTGCTTGAGCCGCGCGTGTGGCAGGTTGGCTGTGTTCAAGGGGTCGGGGCTTTGGAACTGTTCCATGCCGCCGTGAGCCAGGACAAAGGCGTCCTCGGCGTCGGAATCAGGTTCATAGACGATCGACGCGCCGAAACTGGCCGGGTCTTCCTCGGCCCGGTCCATGATGTAGCCTGCCAGGTCGCCATCCGGCGTGCGGTGGCTGCTGGCCGAGAAATGAATCTCGGCTCGGACGGTATCGCCATCCACAATCGCGTGTTTCGTGCGCCCCAGGAACTTCGCCAGTCCGTCGCTGGACATGCCAGGATGCGTGAAGCGGGATTTTAGGCCCTGCTCGGCGGCATTGATTTGTGCCGCCACGTCATGGAGAAACGGTTCGTCAATCCACACGCCATGTCCCAGGGCTTCGCCGCGCGTGATGACGGCGTAGCCGCGAATCACGCCCGCGCCCGAGTCGCCCCCTTGGCGATCGACGGGCTTTTGTGATTGGATGCCCTTGGCGGGCAGCGTGCGCAGGTATTGGGGTGGTTTATCGAGTTTCATGGACACTCTCGCTGAAGGTCATCGTGCTGATCGTGGACAGCGGAACGCCACGGCTTTCGGCGTAGGCTCGGCAGGCGGCGATTTTGTCGATGTTGGAATAGAAGTCTTTGCCATGCCGCTGGGCGATGTCTTCGGGGTTATCCAGGCCGGCGTCGATGGCTTGGATTTCAGCCTGAATCTCGGAAAGCGGATCGAGCCAGGGCAGGCCGCGATGGACCCATTCCCAGCGCAATTGCTCGGGCGTTACGCCCGGCAGTTCTCCGTCCTGGAGATAGAGGCCCAGCCGCCAGGCCGTGAGATGGTCGAGCAGGTCGCGGATGTCGGCCCGCTTCACATCGGCCGCTTGCTCGTATTGCAGAAACGCCTGACGGGCTCCGCTATAGTTCGTGTAGTTCTCGGCGTAGAACGAGTAGGGGATGTCCAGGGACTTGAGTGCCACCTGGATCATGGTTTGAAAAAACTGTTGCTGTTCGACCGCTGGAGACTTCGACTCAAGGAATTCGGCGCGGTCGCCCGGCGAAAGCTCCAGCAGGATCGGTCCCTTGCCAAAATCCACCGAGTAGCCGGTGCCGTCCTCGTCTTCCTGAACGAAGCCGGCACTCTCGGCCGCATCGCGATAGATCGACAGGCCGAATAACTGAGACACGCGCGCCTTCGCCAGCGCCAGGTCAAAACCTTCGTAGGTGTCGCGGAGCGTGTTCAGACCGGCGGCCAGTGGCGAGACGCCGCGCACCTGGTCGAACCGGTCATAATGAGCATGTAGATACAGGCTCTTGGCGGGAACCATGCGCTCGAGCACGAACGCATTCGCACCCTCGCCGCGGCGACAAACGGCATACGCCAGCGGCTTGCCGGCGTCGTTGATCTGGACGCCGTGCACGATCGTGGGATCGTACCCGTAGGGAGAGCGGATTCGATCTCCCTCGATCGCCTGAATGTGACCTGTCGAGAGCTTGAGCAAGCCGCAATCGTTGTCTACGCAGCGCCGCGCCTCGGCTAGGCGGATAATGCGGCGGAGCGGATGCCGGCCGGTAATGTCACAGGATTCGGGTTTGCTCCAGCGGTTGACGAGGTATTCCAGCCGGTCGTCGAGGGCTTCGTTTCCGGTCTTGGCCTGGAACGAAAAGGTCGTCACGTAATCCAGGTGCCGGCGGATCATCCAGGCGGCGATCGCGAAATTGCGCTGCACGTCGCGCTGGAGCGCCGTGAGCTTGGCACGCTCCTCGCGGGTCAGTTCGTGGTCCTCGCTCCGCAGCAGCGGTGGGACGGGCCGCCGCTTGCCCTTGGTCGCGATCGCGTCGTAGGCGTGCGAGCGCTTCGGCTTGGCGGCGGTAGACTTCCGTGTCTTGGTGGGCATCAGGTGTTTTCCAGATTGATGCTTGCTACGATGGGACGCGAACCGTTCAGACGGGCGAGTTTCTTGGTCCAGTGCTCATAGGCGACTTCCAAATCGCCGTAAGACACACTTTGCCCATCGAGGGCGATGGTCTTCATGCCTGCGCACTGAAGGAGCAGATCGCGATACTTCGCGACCATCTTCTCGGCGAAGGCTTGTTCGCTGTTCTTCATAGGTAGGTCACTTTGCGGCGGCGCTTGCGAGTCGCCTGAATCTCTCGATGACAGGCCAGCGCGACGCCTTGGATGGAGGCACCGACGGCACAGCCGGCGATGCAGTCCAGATAGTGGTTCTCACGATTCGGTCGCAGCATCCACTCCTCAACGGTCCGCCCGTTGGCGGTCACGGTGACCGGCGTCTCGGCCGTGAGGTGTTCTGAAAACATCCCGTGGCTACCCTTGAACAGTGAGAGACTGCCTGGATCGCCGATCGCGGTGGTCAGCCGCTTGTAGACGAATGATTTGAAATAATTGGTGTCGTAGACGACGTGACGGACGACCTTGCCCGTGCTGAGCGGTGGAATCCGCCAGTTCAAGCCGCGACGTTCGCCGGGCTTGGGCTTGTATTGGTTGAAGCCACTGGAAGCGGCGCGAACAAAGACACCGTGGCTGGGGAGCAGAATGGCGCTATGCGGGCTCTGGCGACAGAACTGATAGACCGTTGCGGTGGAATCGCCCCAGTTGGCGTCGATCAGAAGTCGCTCGATGGCGAGTTGACTGCCATCATCACGAATCCAGGGCTGGGAAAGTTGGTCCGTTAGCGCCGTGAGACCGGCGAACAGGGAGCCTTCAAAGCCGGTGCCGGGGAACTGGTCCGTGAGCGTGTGCCGGACTTCCCGCAGCGTGAAGTTGTTCCGCTTCTGGTCTGGGAAACAGCCATACGACAACATGTATCCGGTGAAGTTCTCGGACCATGCCGTCACACAATAGAACAAGACGTCCTTTTGAACGTCGATGAAGGCTGTGAGCTTCTGAGCGTCCTGGGGAACGCGGCCGCGCTCATAACCGTTGGTCTTGCTGGCGATTTCCTCGGCAGTCAGCGTGGCCGTGGCGATGTGCGGCAGCGGCTCATTCTGATATTCCGAGGCAAAAACCTCGGGGCCGTCATCTATTAAGGCCGCATACGCATGTTCGATTGCAGACAGCTCAGTTTCTGGATCGTAACAGTGCTCCCATGAGACCTCGCAACCGTCGTCCATCTCCGCGCGATGCTCGCGGTAGAAGTCGGTTGCAGCCTGATGCGCGAGCTTCTGGGAGTGGGGATCGTCCTTGTCGTAGGTCGTCCGCAGTTCGGCGTAGTCCTTGAGCCATAGCGTGTCGTGGTTTCGTGACCACGAGCGAACCATTTTGATCCGTTCGCTCTGGAACGCGGGGTTTTTCTTATGATCGAGGAGCTGATCTACGAGGTCATCGGGCTCGATCACCGTGGCGTTGATGACGATGGCGATCGCTTTACCATGCGAACCCGCTTTGAGGATGGTTTTCCGAATGATGTTCAGGCGTTTTCGGACCTGAACCTGGCTCGCAGCCGACTCGTCCGTTTGAGGGTCGTCCACTACGGCCCAATCAACGCGCTGCTGTGTTCCGTCTGGCCGCTTGTACTTCAGGCCCCGGATCGAAGACGTCAGACCGTGGGCACAGAGAATGGAGCCGCTGGCGGCTGAGCCGGGAACCGTGGGAAAGACAACCTTGTCGGCTGTCCAGCGAATATGAGTCAGTTCGCCCTGATAGGTCTGAGAATGCTGCCGCTGGGATTTGCCTTCCAAGCAGCGGATTGGATAGCAGACCTCTGGGAAGTCTTCCAGGAGCAGATCGTTCGACTCTAATTCTCGCTTTATGGAATCAATGTTGCCGTCTGCGGCTGACTGGTCGCCACCAAAGATGGCCACGAACCGGCGATGTCCGTACAGCGTGGCCCAGATCGAGGCGTTCTCAGAGATCGTTGTCTTGGCGAAGCCGCGATAGACTGCGTTGACAAACCGCCCGCCCTCCAGAATGCAACGCTGAATGCGTTCGATAACGCGACGATGGTCATCCGAGAATGGCTTGAGCCCGGTTGAATTGGGGAAATACGTCGTCAGGAACAGAAACAAGTCATGGCGACAGGCTTCCTTCCGCTCGGGATCGACGACCGCCGGCAGTTCGCCGATGTCGGCGACCGACTGCGATTGCTCGCGTGAACGAGCGGCCATCCGCTCGCGATGAGCGCGGCCTTGCTTCCTTGCATCAGCCACTACGCAGCGTCAACCTCAGCGACAATCAACAGTTCACCGCGCGCGAGGACCGTGTCATCCGTCAAATTGCGGAGACAATAGTGCAACTCGCCAGCGGTGCCGGTGTTCGTATCGTCGTCCGTGACGGTCACGACGTTGCCGGATACCGAGGCGGCGGTCTGCCACAGATATTCGCAATCCGAGGAGGCGACGAACACGACGCTGTGTCCGGTCAGATCAACCGGGGTGCCGGTCTGGTCAGTAATGCTGAATGTGAATGGGCCAAGCCGTGCGTACTGATAGGCGGTCAGGTTCTTGCTTTTGACTTCGCCGGCGCTAACCGTGGCCACGATCGGCATGACCGTGACGCCGCCGACTTCGATGCCGTCAACACTGGTTGCGACTTCGTCGATCGACTCGGATAACTCGATGGCGGTGATTTCGTTGCCATCCGCATCGAGCGTCAGGTTCAGCGCACCGATCGCTTCATCTGTCGAAGCGTCGTAGATCATCAATGAGAGGTTGCCGCTAGCCGTGAATTCGGTACTCCGCCGATTGGGCGGACCTTCGTCTTCGGAAAGCGCAATCTGGAAGTCAGACGTGGCCTCGTAGGTCTCAAAGTCGCCGCTGTCCTGATTGAGGCACAGCCCGGCAGAATTGGAGACCACCATGTAGCAGGCGGCGTCGTAGGTAAAGAAGACTTTCATTCGTATTTGGGGAATCCGCTCAGGTCGCAGAAGGTTAGTTCGCCGTCATCGCCTAGCGCGGCGTTGATTTCGTCAAGCCAATGGGCGTAGTTGGGACCGCCGCTGGGGCCGGTGAAACCGGTCAGCAGCACGAGTTCGCCGTTCACAACGCCATACACGCCACTGCCGGAGTCACCGCTAATGGGCAACTCGTACCAAGCGGTCCGCTGCATGGGCAGCACGCCGCTATACAGGCCGATGGAACTGCTGGCGTAGAACCATTCGTTGACGTTCGCCTTCTTTTCCTGGTCGGTGTTGATGACCGGGACCGCGTGTGGAACTTGACCAGGTGGCCAGCCAGACGGGACGTTGGGCAGATAGTCTGCAAAATCCGCCGGCATGAGTTTGACCGGCGTGATCTCAACGGGGCTGTCCAAGCGAGCGATCGTGATGTCGCTGAAGCTGCCGATGTCGATGCTGGCCGCGATGGTTCGGGAGACAGTTATATTGTCAGCCGTGACCCAGCGAACCGTGGCACCCACCGGGAGCTTGAAGTGTGTGGCGAAGACGACATGGCTGGGCGTGATCAACGTGCCGCCATTGCCCGTTACGCACAGTGGCGTCAGATCAATGTCAGCCGCCCAGCAGTTCGGATCACGCTGAAAGGTCCAAGTAGTGGTGTTGGCAACCGAAAAGATGCGCCGCTGCGAGGGGCTCTTGCCCACTAGGCGACCATCAATCTCGTCGCTCATGTGCTTGGCGAGTGTGCCGTCCAGGTAGTGCAACCATTCGTCAGTCACGACGTTGGATTGCGAGACCGTAACTTCGATCCGCTTGGTTCCGCGCCGACCACGGGCAAGAATCTCGGCCGTCCCGTCCGTGACGCGCGTCACGAAGCCTGTTTCATCGACGGTGGCGACATCGGTATCGAGCGAGTCGAAGGTGCAGTATTCGCTGGTCAGAAGCTGCGCATGGTGGATGACCGGAGCTTCAACCGTATGAATATATAGGGAGACGTCGATCTCGATTTCGGACGTCTCGGGCTCGCCGACCACTGCATTGGCGACTACAGCCGCCAGATCGAAGTCGGCTTCCGTAGCCGTGTAGGAACGCAGGACTACCATAGGCCGGTGCCTGCGCTTTGCAGGTTGGTGGCCGACCAGGTATTCGTCACATTGGTGCCCAGCAGATTGCCAGCCGAGACGCAGCCATTGGCTTTGACAGCCACTGCGGTGGAGTTGTTTTGCAAGGCGTCGGACGACGTGTCGAACACGCAGTCCAAGAACCGTGCACCGGCCACGAGGCGGGTGATGGGGGCCTTGGTTCTCACGCCGTCCAGGACACCGGCGACTTTTAGGTTCGTTGAAGTGCCCGTCAGCCGGCTATTTCGGATCGTGCCTGAGAAGGTTCCCGCGCCGCCCGCCGTTGCGCCGCCGAAGAAGGAGTTGTTGCCGGCGGTGCAATCATCGAACATCACGGACGAACTGGCGTTCGCTCCGTCCAATCCGCCCATAAAGACGTTCGTGGAGCGGGCACGGCGGAACGTCAGCCCGGAGTAGTCGCCGGTTGCGGATGGGGAGAGGGCTGGCCCCACGCCGAGAAACGTCAAGTCCTCAAAGAGGCCCGCAGTCACGGCGGGAGAGATCGTGATGAACGGAAAGAAGCTGAAGCCGGGTACGAGATACAGGTTGTTCAGCACCAAGTCGCTGGCCGTGATCACGATCTGCGGTACGGAATACGTGGCGCGGATGAGTCGGACGCCAATTGGGGATAGCCCGACAATGTCGATGTAGGGCGCGTCGATGTTCCAAGGAGCCACGGTCTCCAGATCGTAAAGTCCTGGGGCGACGAGCACCGTGGCGCGATTCGCCGGACCGAGGGGGAATCCTCCGGGTGTGAAGGATTGGGCTTCCTCGTAGGCGGCCACGAGAGCTTCGGCATTGGCGGTGTAGTTGCCTGTGGGACAGACCAGAATCGCGGCATCGGAGATGATGACGCCGCGTGGTGAACGACCGCCGCTGGTGACGCCGTCGCCGATTCGCAGTTCGAGATCGCTGGTAGTGGCAATCTCACCGGCAGCCAGGACCAGTTCGTCCAGTTCTGAGGCGGTGCCAGTCCGAGGAATGATGCCGTTGATCGTGGCCACGCCGGAACCATCCAGCCCGACGAAGCCGTTCGGCTGGTCGCGTAGAGTCTCCTGCACGGCCCCCTGGATCAGGGCACGCTGGGCTGATGTGATGGATGGAGGGGAGATGACGGTCATGCTGCAATCCGTTGCTGCGCGACCTCGAAGTAGTCACGCTCGATCTCGATGCCGATGTAATGGATGCCGCGCCGCCGGCAGGCCACGCCGAGGCCACCTGATCCCATGAACGGGTCAAGAACGGTCTGGCCGGGTTGGATTTTCGCGCGATCCAAGACCCAGTCCCAAAGAGCGACAGGCTTCTGCGTGGGATGCAGGCTCTTGCCGCGTTCGCTTTCGCGATCGAACCCATTCCAGACATGGTTGAACAGGTAAACGCCTTTGCCGCCCTTCATCCAGGCTAGTTCGCAGTCAGAGAGGAACGTGCCGAGTTGGTTCGGGCGGCGCTTGTTCCAAACCAAGACGGTGCCTTGCGGCAGCCGATCGGCAAAGAACTGGTAGCCGAACAAGACGACCTTCGGGTATTGCAGCCAAGGAGTCGGGTCGAACGGCTGGTCGTCGCCTTTGATGGCGCGGTAATACGTTCCGCCCTTGGGGCTCAGACCGCCGGTAAACCGCGTATAGTCGCAGTCGTTGCGGCAGCCGTAGGGTGGGTCGGTAATCACCGCGTCGATGCCGGTGAGCGATGGGGCGATTTCGTGGCAGTCGCCGTGGAAGAGTTGGATCATGTCCACACGCTCCAGCCAAGCTGGTCAAGCGCGTCGAGTTGGCTGGTCGTGACTTCGCCGTAGATCAGCGCCACGGTGCCCAAGGCGGGCTGCGTGGCTTGCACGCCCGGCGGCGGCACGAACTTGATGCGGTACGGCGGAATCGCCATCGCCCTGGGCGGGTGCTGGGCGAAATACCGCGTCGGCAGACAGGTCACCGGCAGCAGGAAGACGGCCGTCTTGGCGGTCGTCGCCTTCGGCAGAATCTTGCCGGTCAGCGAGAACGGTGGATTGACGAACGCCGTATGGCCGGACCAATCCTGTGCGGTGCAGTCGGTCCAGTAGCACGGCAGCAGAGCGTTGTCCGGGCTGGCGCAGGCGTCCACGGTAAAGCCGAAGATGCCGTCCAGAGCGTCAAAAACGTCCCTGGGCGTCATCCAGCATTGCCGAGCCGCCTTGGTGGCGTCCGTTTGTCTGCCGATGGTTGTTCCGAAAGTCACAGCGTTGATAAAGAAAGAGACTTGATAAATGCACCTGTTCCCTGTGGTCCAATTTGCCGTCTCGCGAGAAAGGACCCGCGAGAAATGCCCGAGAATGGGCCTGAAAGGCTGCCAGAGTGGCAGTTAAAGAAGTTGCGTTGCGTAGGCTGCCAGTGCGGTGAACGCGCTGATAATCGCCACACGAACGCCCCAGCGACGTGCAGCGTCACGCTGTTCAAGTCGATCGAGGCGAATCACTGTGCCTGACTCAGTCGAGCCAGGATTGCCGAACAAGGTTGCCGAATGAAGTTTGACGAGCGTGCGCAGTTCAGCGAGTTCGGCGCGAACGAGCGCCGACAGTTCCTTTACGGTCAGTTCAAGGTCGCGCAAGCGTGATTCGAGTTCGGCGTCACTCATGCGGCGATCGTCGGCTGGTTGTATTCGGCCAATTTCGCGGCGAGATACGCGCGACCTTGCTCGGTGTTGAGTTTCACTTCGAGGACGCTTTCAAAGACGCCGTCAAGTTCCTTCATCAGCGCATCCTCGTCCTCCAAGAACAGCTTGAAGATCTCACGCACTCCCTCAAAAAGGCCGCTGTAGTCGGCAACGCTGTAGCAGATCAACAGTGCCGGCACTCGCTTCAGGCCGTAGTTGGAGAGCTTGGTCGCAAGCAGGCCAGCAGCACGGCGGCGGTTTTCAACTTCGGTGTCTTTCTGAAACAGCCACTTCACCACGAAGTAGGCCAATGCGGGAACAACGACCAAGAGGGCAATTGTTTGAAACGTCAGGATCATTTACTTACTCCGTTTGTGTGTGTCGTGCCATTGCTTGGCCAGTCCAAGGCCCGCGCCTGCGGCAGTTAGTCCGCCCAGCAGAATCCAAGGGAAATGCGATTGTGGTTGCGGAGCTGGCATCAGTGGTTGCGGTGCAGGATCAACGTCAGGGCGTCGAAAGCAATTGCGTGCTTGCGTGTTGAGCCCGCGAGCCAGAGCATCCGATGTGAACGGCAGTTCGTTGCCTGCGAATTCAGCGACAATGTTGCCACTGGCATCTTGCAAACGAATACACGGCGTTTCGCGATAGGTCGGGCTAAGCCGTTCGAGGAAATGCGGGCTCTGCGTCGGAATCGCGTTGAAGTGCGTTTGGTCTTTGATCGCTCGCAGAGTTGGATGTCGATCGAACCAATCGCACAGAGTCTGAAAACGCGGATCGCTCTGGCTGCCAATGATCGTGAGATAGGGACGCTGTTGATCGCGAGGCAGCTCGACGACTTGCTCGGCGACGTACTTCACGCCATAGGCGGCGTCTGCGTGCATTGTTTCGCGGCCTAGGCACAAGTTGGCGAACGCCGCCAAGAGAACAAGGACAATCAGAAATCGTTTCATGTTGGGTCTCCGAGAGGAGGAGCCGGTGTGTAAATCGGGGTTACGGCAAAACTGCCGCTGTTGTGCCATTCAGCGAGAAACTGATCACGAGGCACGTAGATCACGGTTTGTGGATCGTTGGGATCGAGTAGCCCGGCTTGATAGTCGTTCAGTTCGACTAGGGCAACCATGTGACGACCGCCCATGATCGTGACACCGCAACCTCGCCTGGTGTTGCAGGCTTGTTTGAGGAACTCGATCGAGCCGTCCGTGGCTGCAAATCGAATCCCTTCGCTGTCGAGTTTCTGGAGTAGAGAGGAGGGCGTCTCACCACCGCTGTATCGTGACCGCCAGTAGTCGGCAGTCTGGATGCGGCCTTGCCAGCGAAATAGGTTGACGAGGGTCGCGTGTGTGCAGGAACCTTCGCCGGAGAAGCGGTCAATCCAGTTGGCTTGCCGCAATGACGGCGGGACGTTGACGGTCGGCATTTCAGTTTGCGGCGTGCCCAGAGTAAAAGTGAGTGGGGCCACGTCGAGCCGACCGTCGCAGCCCAAAGCGAATAGGAGTAGGAGTGCAGCGAGGAATCTCATTTGAGTCGTTCCGGTGGACACAGGATGCCGGCTAGTCGTTCAGCGCGTACCAGGCGACTTGGATTCCAGCGGCTGGCGTTGCAGGTCGCAAAGAGGCCGATGTTGGCGTGAGCGGCGGCGACGTATTCAGAGCAGAACACGCGGTTCAGGGACTGACGGCGTAAGACGCCTTCGATGAGGCTGAACAGAAAACCGCCACTGCGAACGGCGCTGAGCGTGTCGTAGGGACGGCCGACTGACTCGATCAGGTATTCGTTGAGCCGGTCTCGTTCGTGCTGGTAGAGCGGTCGCGAAATCGGATAGTGGTACACCTTGCCGTGGTAGTTGTTGACCGTTGCGAGATCATGGCACTGGGAACCGTTGAATTGCTCCCCTTGGATCAGGCAGGCTTGCTTGTCGTCCGTGGTCGAGTGAAACAGGACGAGCTTGCCGTGCAGTTCGCCGATGATGCCGACATGGCTCAGTGACCAGAATGGGATGCCGACGCAGCCGAGGCTGATCAGTGCGCTGGATGGGCTGTGGCCGACGAAGCCGATGATGTCGCCTGGTGTCAAGGCGGTGCGCGACCTCCCAGAATCGCTTTAATCGGGCGGGAGGTACACCGTCGTGTGATTC